ACTATCGCTATATTTACCTGGGCGAGCCGGTTGGATTAGGAACGAACGTATATAATATGTCATTATTTAAACCAATTGATGAGTTATTTGATGATGATCCATTGATTTTAATTGATACAGCAACAGACACTGGTCATCAAGTAAGTGCTACAACTCATTTAGCCTTTGGGATGACAGCAAAGCGTAAGGTTATCTTGCTAGATACGTATTACTATAGTCCTCAAGGCAAAGTTAACAAGAAAGCGCCAAGCCAGTTATCGGAAGAGTATTTCAACTGGTACACATTTATTCGTGAAGAATATGAAAAGCCGATGGACGTACTCACTATTGATAGTGCAGAAGGGGCACTACGAAATCAATTGTATTTAGATTACGGTTTACGACTACATCCAGTCGCTAAGAAAAAGAAAATAGAAATGATTGATAACGTGCATAGCTTATTGGCTGATGGACGTTTTTATTATTTAGATACACCTAACAACAAGGTTTTCATTGAAGAACACAAAAAATACATGTGGGATGAAGATACTGTTGACAGTGACAATCCACGTGTTATTGAGAAAGACGATCATACATGTGATGCTTTTATCTATTACGTTAACGACAATTTGCGAAAACTAGGCTTGAAGCATTAAGGCGGTGATAAATTTGTGGCAGAAGATAATGAACGCTATACGAAAGGGGTTGATAAAGATAGGACTTATAAAGCAAATAAACGAGTTAACAGAGCTTGAAAACATACCGGATAATAGCGAAATGTACAATTTAATTGAAATGTGGAAGTCGCTTTACAAAGGCTATTATTCTGATTGGCATGACATCAAGTATCACACGATTGACGGCCATAAAACACGTACAATGGACACCATAAATATGGCCAAGGCAGCTGCTAACGAAATGGCAAGCCTAGTTTTCAATGAGCGCTGTGAAATTTCCATCGGTGATGATGATAATCCAACAGCTGAGTTTGTCGATGATGTACTTGCTAAAAATAAATTCAATAAAAAGTTCCAGGACTACTTGGAATACTCATTTGCTATGGGCGGTATGGTAATTAAGCCGTATGTAGGGAACGATGAAATTAAACTATCATTCGTCACGGCCGATTGTTTTATCCCAATTGCCTGGCAGAACGATAATATAAGCGAAGCTGTCTTTATCAACGAATCACAAAGGGGCAAGAAGTATTACACATTACTTGAGTGGCATACATGGGATAACGGAACATACGTAATTCGTAACAATTTATACGAATCTGATACGCAAAATGAGATTGGTTATCCGGTTTCTTTATCAACACTTTATCCAGATTTAGAAGAAGAAGTGCGAATTGAGAACATTAAAAAACCTTTATTCGTATACTTTAAGCCGAATAGCGCAAACAACTTTGATGTTCAATCACCGCTAGGAATATCACTATACGCAAACGCTTTAGATACAATGAAGGCTATTGATACAGCGTTTGATAGTTTTCACCGTGAATTTAGACTCGGTAAAAAGCGTATATTCGTACCAGATTCAATGATCCGTACTGTGTATGACGAAAAAGGGAGACCACAGCGTTATTTTGACTCTAGTGATGAAGTGTATCAAGGCTATCCGGGCGACATGGACGAAACGAAAATACATGACATAAAGGTCGAATTACGTGTCGAGGAACATGTAGCAGCAATCAACGCACTATTAAACTTATTCGCTATGCAGACGGGATTTTCTAGTGGAACATTTACCTTTGATGGCGAAAGCATGAAAACAGCAACAGAAGTTATATCTGAACAATCTAAGACATTCAAGAGTAAGCAATCACATGAAGTTATTATCGAAAGTGCATTAATAGAGTTAGTGAATGTCATTTTAACGATTGCTGAACTATACGGAATCTACTCAACTAATGAAGATGTAGAAGTTTCTGTTGCCTTTGATGACTCAATCGCTGAAGACAAAAGTGCTGAAATAGATAAGCAAATAAGACTTGTACAAGCAGAACTGCAATCTAAAAGGCGTGCAATTATGGAAGCACAAGGTGTAACAGAAGAAGAAGCAATGTTGATTATAGAAGAAATCATAGAGGAGCAGAAACTTAACACGCCGGATATTGATGATTCCATATTGTTTGGTGATAGGGAGTGATTTAAATGCCTAAAATCACACCATCATCATTTGATAAACATACTGAACCAGTCGTTGAACAATATAGGGAATTAGAAACGGCCATTTTCGTTATGATTGCCGAACGTTTAAAGACAAATGGTGATTATGCGCAGGATGAGGTTTTGCAATGGCAAATAGATAAGCTCAATCAAATGGATCTAATCAATCGGGATACAATCAAATTATTATCTGAAATGACTAGTAAAACCCAACGTGAAATAGAACAAGCTATTGTTGAAGTCGCATCATTAACACTCGAAACTGTAGATGACCAGGTAGAACAAGTGTATGACAGGGCCAAGGGAAGTCGTTTAATTGAAGCATTCATTGTTTTAGCTACTATGGAAGTCTTTAATCCATTACCTAAGCCGGAGTATTTAGAAACGATTACAAGAACAAGCCGACAACGCATGTACCGTGAAATCAATGCTTATGTACAAGAATCTCTTATAACATCAAATTTGGGTACAGGAACAGTTTCTCAAACGTACAGAAATATCGTAAATGAAGCTGCATCAAGGGCAATTGCAGGGAAAATTAGTATAGATAGAGCGATTACAGAAACAGTTACTAAGTGGGCCCGAAAAGGAATTCTAACAGGATTTGTTGACCGTGGTGGTAACGTTTGGGGATTGGAGCGTTACGCTGAAACTCTTATTCGAGCGACTGTTAAAGATGTGTATAACGAGATTACGCTACACCGAATGAGCGAATACGGTACTGACTTAGCTTTAATGAGTAGTTTAAGTGACCCACGTGAAGCATGCTCGCATATCCAAGGAAAAGTTGTATTCACAAAGGAATCTGAGCTAAACACAACACAATATCCATCCATTTATGATTTTGGGTATGGAGAACCATGGGGTACGTTAGGAATTAATTGCAGACACCGTTTATTCCCTTGGTTTGAAGGTATTAGCGAAAACAATCAACCGCAATATACTAAAGAAGAAATGACCAGGGGACGTAAAGAACGAGAAAAACAACGTTATCACGAACGGCAAATACGGCAAGCAAAACAAGAACTAGCAATCGCTAAAGCCGTCGGTGATGAAGATGCAATTAGAAAAAAACAAAGATTGTTACGTAATAGACAAGCAAGAATGAGAGAATTTCTCAAAGAAACAGGTAGAAAACGATTCTACGACAGGGAAAGGGTGAGAGTTTAGTGAAGTGTTTATTAGGTTTTCATGATTATATTCCATCAGGGAAAATTTTTGTTGATATTTGTCGTAGATGCGGTAAAGAGAATTACTGGTATATTTAATTTCTGTCTTTATGCAATAGACGTATTTCCGTCTTTTTAGCACTTGTAGACGTAAAAGAATAAGGCTAGTCGCAGACGTAACTGCGTAATCAAATCGTAACTAAAATTGGAGGTTTTATTGATGAACAGAGAGTTTTTAAAGAGTTTAGGCTTAGAGGATGATGCTATCGAAAAAATTATGAAAGAACACGGAAAGACAATCAACGACTACAAAGAAAAAGCCGAACAGGCTGAAACTTTAGAGTCACAGATTGAAGATTACAAAGAACAAATCGCTGAACGTGATAAGCAACTTGAAAGTTTATCCGAACAAGCGAAAGACAATGAAGAATTAACAGCAGAAATTAACCGTCTGAAAGAAGAAAATCAGACAGCTACTCAAAAATTACAACAAAAACTAGACCAACAAGCATTTGAACACAAGTTGGATAACACTTTAAAAGACGCAGGTGTTCGTAATGTGAAGGCTGTAAAGGCTTTACTAGATACCGAGTCTATCAAGTTAGACGGTGAAACGCTACTAGGATTAGATGACCAATTAAAAGGATTGCAGGAAAGCGATCCTTATTTATTTGCTCAAAATGAGGAGCAGGAAGAACAAAAACCGAATTTCACGCAAGGAAACCACTCGAAAAGTGGTGGCGAAAGTGGATTCGGTGATATTTTATTAGGCAAAAATTAAGGAGATGATTTTTGATGAACGTAATTAACTATGCAGAACGTTTTCAAGCGGAATTAGATCAAGCTATTGTGCAAAATACGCTTACAAATGCATTAGAGACACCAAATGTAAACTGGATGGGAGCACGTACATTTCATGTGCCACATTTAGAGGTTAGTGGATATAAAAACCACTCACGTGCGGGCGGTTTTAATCGTGGGACTGTAGAGGTTACTCACGATCCATATACGTTACAGTTCGACCGTGACGTTGAGTTTTTTGTTGACTCTATGGATGTTGATGAGTCTAATCAGGCGGCAAGCGCAGCAAATGTTACTCGAGAGTTTATTACTCGTCATGCAGGCCCAGAAATTGATGCTTACCGTTTTTCTAAAATGGCAACAAAAGCAATTGATTTAGGACAGGCTACAGAAGAAACAATCGATGTATCCGGCGTTATCCAAGCGTTAAAGCGTGATATTGCAAAAGTACGTAAATACGGTACAGCTAATCTTGTTTGCTATGTATCAAGCGAAGTGATGAACGCTATTGAACTTTACAAAGAGGGTAAAGGTTCTTTCTCTTTACAAAACGAGGGAACAGCTATCGAGACACGTGTAACTGTACTTGACGGTGTACGATTAATCGAAGTATTCGATGTTGACCGTTTCCATACAGCGTTTGATTTTACAGAAGGATTTGTTCCTGCAGCAGATGCAAAAGAACTTAACTGGATCATCGTAAACAAAGGCACAATCATCGCAAAAGCAAAACACAACGCTATTTTCTTGTTCCAACCAGGACAGCACACCCAAGGTGATGGTTACTTGTATCAAAACCGTTTATACCATGACTTGTTTGTATTAAAGTATCAGCAAGACGGACTTGTTGTTTCTGTTAAAAATGGTGGCGGTGGCGGTGGAGGTGTTGAAGGATAATGACAACCTTTCGAGCGCAGGTAATACAGAATATTCCGGCTAACCGACTAGTGGCATTAGCCGGAATAGGTTCTGTTGAAAATCGTGAATATGACAAAATCTATCTAAAAAAATCTGAATTAGGCTGGATACCCGATTTTGTGACAAATGTTGACTTGGAAGAAGGACAAGAGGTGGATGTTGTAATTAAAAACAATCCTATTTGGAACGTAGAAGCGGCGCAACGTCTTCCAGCAGGTACGTTAGTCATGTGTGACGAAGAAGGACGTGTCAAGTCGTATAATCCGTCGCAAGGAAATCATATCGGCTATA